ATGACACTCTCTATTGCCCCGAGTCCCGAGGCCAGTGCCGCGGCCCGTTGGTGGGCCAACAAACTTACCAACGGTAAGGCTATGCTGCGGCGACACTTCACCCCCGCCCAGGCCGACCGGTTCGCCGCTGCTCTGGCCGAGCTGATCGATCATCGCCTCGGCAGGGAGGTGACGCAGCAGGGCTCTGCAGTCACGATTGACTGCGATTACAGGCTACACCCGTTGCTCGCCGAAGCGGCGTGGCAGTCCGGGCTGTTGGTGAGCATGTATGACTTGCCGATGCGGACATACATGTGGATTAACCCTGGTCGTGTGACCGTATCCGAGGGGTACGGGACCCCGGAGGAGGTCGTCTGGACGGCGTGTCACGGCGGGGCCGGTTGACGACCAGACGTACGGTGCGCTGATGACGATCCCCACCGATCCGCGGGCACGACAACGCCCCGCCCAGCCGTGGAGGCCAGGTGGGGCGTTGTCGTGTCACCTCGGCCCTTTGCCGTTCGAGGGCTCGCGCTGCCTCAGCAGGTGCTGGATCGATGCGGTGGTGACACCGCCGTCCGACCCTCTGCTCAGGCGGCCAGTCCCGACCATCTTGGCGACTGCCTGTTTGCTGACCCCGAGCATCGCGCCCGCCACGCTGTAGGACACGTGGTCGGCGTCAGGGTGCCCGACGGAGCGGGCCACGGCCTGGCCGAGTGGGCTGCCCCACCAGTCGGCCGTTGGTGGGGGTAGCACGTTCATCAAGTCGATCACCGTTTGCGCGGCAAGGCGGTCGTCCTCGTCGAGGAGTTGCGCCGCCCACATCGGCGCCCGGTCCTGCACACGCTCGGAGACCCGCGGGCAGTCCGGGCCGATCAGCGCCTCCAACGCCAGCGCGACCGCTGCGACCTCGTCGCGGATCTGCTCGGTTATCGCCTGGTGGAGGTCAGACATGGGTCACCTGCGCCAGGTCGCTCTCGCACACGACGATGGCATCAGCGTCGTCGACGGGCGCCTCGGCCCACGCAACCCACTCCGTGCCATCGTGATACACGCCAGCGTGGAACTCGCTGCCGCTGCTGACCTTGTCTTCCTGCGCCAACACGGCCACCAGGTCCCGGCGCAGCCCAGCCTCAATCGTCTGGCATGCCTCGGCGATGTGCTGCTGTCGCCTGTGCGCTAGCTGCGCAGCAGCGGCGGCGATGTCGGTGTCCGTGGGGCCCTCGCCGTGGTGTCCGGTCACCTCGGTCCAGTCGACACTGAGCCAGTACCCGCAGCCGTGCTGCTGGGAGTACTCCACGATTTGGCCGCCCTGTCCCGCGCCGGCGTCCAGCGTGACCGGGCAGTCCACCACGGCGGATACGCCCTGCTCGCACTGCGGGCACCTGTCATATGGGCGGTCCGCCCACACGACGACGCGCGTCAGCGGCTCGCCAGTGATGATGTCCCGCGCGGTCAGCCCGTCTGCCTGTGTGTGCGGCGGGAGTGGGATCTCGCGGACGTTCTCAGTATTCACGGCGACTCCTCGGTTGACGTCTGCCGTCAACCTTACATGTGGTTGACGGCAGACGTCAACCATGTCCGGGGTTGGCGGCGGGAGTGCAAGCGAGGCGCCGCCACGCCACGACCGACGCAGCCCCGCCCGGCCGTGAGGCCGGGCGGGGCGTTTGCGTTGTTGGTCGGTGCCGCAGGGGTGTCGCCGGCGGTCCCGCAATGACGATTCTGTGGGCTGGTGGTGCGCGGTCGGCGTCATGCCGTGTGTCGATGTCTGCCTGTTAGACCGGTGGTTCGCGCTAGTACCGCGTCGACGGCAGCGTCGAGGGAGTGCGGCGGCGTTCGCACGCGTAGCCGTTCGAAGATCCTGGTAGGGGAATCGGTATCGAAGTCGGATAGATCTCCACAGTCGGTGATGGGTCCGCCGCCGCACTCGGCTAGGGCAAGCGTGGCAGCGATGGCCATCACCTTTGACTCGGGGGATCGGGCGGCTAATACCCAGGCAAAACGACCCGTTTCAGGATCCTCCGAAAATGGCGGAAAGTCGTCGACCGTTACAATCGCCGATGCTTGCCAGTCAGGAATTTCGAAGATCGCCTCGGCGACGACGGTGTGGCTTTGTTCGGGTGGAGGCGGCTCGGTAGGGTAGGGATCGATACGCTTGTTCAGAAGTGATGGCGGGATTGGGTCGCTCTGTTCTTCGCCACGGTATCGGGCTGGGGTAGCCTGCCGCGCTTCCACCTTCCCTGGTAATTCCTGCCAGCCCAACAGGCCGGTCAACCGGGTACCCGTCAGGTTGACTGCGTCTTGCAGTGTGAACGCCTTCGCCACCTTGCTGTGCCACTCGGTCGCCATGTCGCAGATCGTAGCCATGACGATTCACATGCCGGCCGTCCCGCTCTGCCACTGCTGCCGGCGCCAAGCACGACCCTACCGCGTCGGCGCCTCGTATGTGGGTGCGGCCGGCGTGCCGAGGAGGACACCCAGCCACGGCCACCGTGCCTCGGCCACCCGGACGAGGGCGTAGTAGCCGGCCATCGCCAACGCCACCACACCCGCGGTCAGCGCGGTGGACGAGTCGCCGTCAAGGACGATGCCCGCTGTCGAGGCCAGCCAGGCGAGGAGGGCGCCGACGGCGGCGGGGACGGCGGTGCGGATCAGGCTGATCAGGTAGTCGTGAGTCATCAGGGTGCCTCCTGGTTAGGGTCGGGGGATGGTGGATGTGCCGTCACTGCCGCAGCGACAGCGGCTGCTCCTGGCCGAGCTGTCCGGCGTGGCCCGCCGGTACGGCACCGACGGCATGCGGGACGCCCCCCGCGAGGCGGCGGTCGCCGCGGTGCGGGCGGTCACCGACGATCCCGTGCTGCTGGGTGTGCAGGCCGGAGTGGCGCTGGTCGACCCGCACGGCATCCACGGGCCGACGGTGGCGCTGCTCGAGGCGGCTGGCGCGGACATGACCGTCGCGCGGGAGCACGCGGCCGAGGTACGCGAACGGCTCAGCCGCGTGCTGTAGCACGGTCAGTGCCCGGCCTGGTCGGCGCCGGTGGCCTGGGCGATCCGGTCCACCTGGTCCTTGATCGAGCTACCGCCGTTGGGACGCAGCTCCTCGAGGGCGTCCAGGCGGCCCTCGATGCGGACCACCCGGGCCATGAGTCCGGGGCGGCCGTTGGGGAGGCTGGGGCGGGATGGCTCGCCGAGCAGGTCGTCAACGAGCCGGGACACCCGGCGCGCACCTAGGACGACCTTGTGTAGTACTCGGGCGGCGGCGCCGATGGCGACGATCGCCGCCGCCCCATAGAGCAGCGTCTCCACCGTGGATCTCCCAGCGGGTTATCGGATTGGGTTGCGGTATGCGGCGTCCCACGTCTTGCGGCCCAGCAGCCCGTCCCGGGTGAGGCCCTGATCGGCTTGGAACGCCAGGATGAGTTTCCGGTACTCCGGCCCGTAGAGCCCGTCGGCGCCGGCCGTGCGCAGGTACCGGCGGCCCTTGCCCGCTGGCCAGCCTCGGCGGACCAACTGCCTGGTCCACACGGTCAGCCAATGCCGGTCGGTCTTGCCCCGGAACCGGCGGCGGTAGTAGCCGGACACCGACCTGTCTCCGGCCTGGCGTGGGCCGAAGTAGTGCCCGGTCGGGAGCGGGAACGCCACCGCGGGCCCGGGCGCCGGCCGTGGCGGCACCGGTGCCGGTGTGCCGAGCTGGTCGAGTCGCCAGTCCGTCCCCCGTACCGTGTCCGCAGCCTGGGTGAACTCCGACGTCACATGGCAGTGCCCGGTGTGCCGGTTCGACCCGGTGTAGGCGTGCGTGGCGAACTGGTGCCGGCGGTGCCAGATACGGCCGTTGAAGATGATGTACCGCACCCACCACAGCACCCCGGCGCGAGCCAGCGTCACCCACAGCTGCACGACCTGCTCCATCGTGACCCCGCCCGGGTCGTTCAGGTCGGCGTCGAAGTCCCGGGCCCGCACCTCGTCGACCTCGTCGCCGTCACGGTATTCGGGTCGGCCGGTCCGGTCCGGGTTATGACTCGACGGGTAGCCCTGGTGGGCAGTGTCGCCGATCGACCCGTCCGACCTCGTGTCGCGCCCCGGGAACCGCTTGTCGAGCTGATCGCGGGCCTCATTCAGATTGGGTACTACCGTCCACGTCATCGATGTTCACCTCCGCTGCTGGCCAGTCGGTCTGGGCGGGGTCTGACCATGGGTCGGGGATCTGATCCCCGATATGCTGCTCCGGGCTTTCGTCCGGCACTGGGTGTGGAATGGCAGTCATTACTCACCTTCAGTTGATGTAAGTTGCGGCGAGGCGCAGCTTTGTGTTTGCCGCGATATCGCCACCCGCGGCGTGCGCGAAAATAGTTCCATTCGAAGCATTAATGCGGCCCGTTACCGTGTACAAGCCGTTATCGCCGGCCCACATGGCGGGCTGGCCGGTCGGCCACCACCCTGCCGGAAGCGTCCCCAGCAGCTTGTCCGGCAGGTTTCCCGATGCGTCGAGGTTGGCCGTCACATCGAATTGCACGTATAGCTTAAGTGCGCATACTCCAGCCGTGCGCCGAAGCTCGAAACTCAACAGGGTTAAATCACCGGCGACCGCAAAGCCCGCTGTTATCTCATCGTAATACCGCCCGTTTAGTCGGGCGGGAGTCAACCCATTGCCGGACGCAATTAGCTCAGGCATTCTTCCTCCTGCTGTTAAAGCGGCGCGACGGCCGGCACCCATACGTCGGCCGGCGTGCCGTCCGGCCACGCCCTACTCACCCCGTTGACGGCCCGCGCGGACAGAGTCACCGTCTGCGTGAGTCCGGTGCCGGTGATCCCGGCCGCGGTCACGCGTTCACCTCCGGTGCCCCGGCCACCGCCGAGCCGGAGATCCATCGGGAAGTCGGCTGGGTCGACGGTCCAGGCGCCGTTTTCGGAGGTCGAGGTCATCGTCAGCGTCAGCGCCGACTCGGATACGGCCGTGATGGTGGAGCCGTCCGCTCCGGCGCGCTGCGGGCCGTCTGCCACGGCCGTCGTGTACGGGCCTGCGGGCACGCACACCAGTCGCAGATCCCAGACGTACTGGGTGATGGTCTCGGTGTACCCCTCGGCGTGCTGGTCGATGCCGTCCGGTGGCAGCCACACAGGCGAAGATCCGATCGTCAGCCGGTCCCCTACGTCCACTGCGGCGGCTGCCGTGATCAGCGCGGGTTTGCCCGCGTGGTCGAGCGCGGCAAGGTCAAGGCGGACGGTGGGGTAACGGGTCTCATCCCATGTGCCTAGGTGGGTGCGCCATGACGCCTGGTCACGTAGCTGGGAGTCGGCCGGGACGTGGACAGTCACTTGGTGGTCGTATCGGCCGACACCATCTGGCGGTGCTGCCGTGGACAGTGGACCCGACGTCACCTCATACCGGTACGCCGACCCGCCGGACCGCGAGGCAGTAACGTCGTTACGGACATACCGGTCGTCGTCGACGGGCTCCAGCGGCGGCGACACCTCACCGTCCGCGCCGTAGGTCAGGGCGACGGCGGCCGGCTGGTTGTACCGGGACCGCACGGTGCGGTAGGCCAGCCCCAGCACCTCGCGCGGCTCGTAGAGGATGCCCTGGTCAACGTCCTCACACTGGCGCAACAGGGTTAGCAGGGTGCCGGTGGGTTGCGCGCCCATCGTCACGGTGTCATCAGGGTCACCCACGACATGACAGGTGATGCCCTCCTCATGACACAGCCGCTCGATCCGGCGGCCGGCTGTCTCGTCGATGTGTCCCTTGACGGCTGGAGCGACGGTCGTCCAGGTGGCCGTGGATGGGGCCCGCCACACACCGATGTGACCGAGCGCGGCTGTGCCGTCGGCCCGCGGGCCGATGTGGAGACGGTGCGGCACGCCCGGCGCTCCGGCCGTGGTGGTGGAACTCCGGAGGGCACCGTCGATCCGCAGCGTGTAGGTGACGGTTCCGCCGCCGGCGTCGGCCGCCCCCACCTCAAGCCAGTGTGGCTCACCATCGCCGTAGTCGGTGAAATCGGTAAGAATATAGGTGAAGCTAGATGAGTCATGTCCGTAGGCCACGGCTGCCACAAACGCCTCCGACGACAGCTCTATCCGCAGCTCGTCGTAGTCGCCACCGGTCATCGTGAGCGTCAGCACATCCCAGCCCGCTGCACCTGCGCTGAACTGCACCAGGCACCGGATAGCCCAATCGTCGCCGTCCGTGACACCGGTGACCGGGCCAGCCAGACCACCGGTCTGCCGCGACCAGTCCGGTAGGGACGACGATCCGGGCGACGCAACGGACGCCCAGGCGATTTCACCGGTAGCGGTAAGTGGAATTCCGTCGATTAGCCCGGATGCGGCCTGGGCGGAACCCGCGCCGTCCTCGATCGGCCAGTACGCGACCGGAGCCGTCTCGGTGATTGCTCGCCGCATCGGCGACTTGAGCGGTGAGGCTCCCTGCCCGAGGCGACGCAGGACCCCCGACGCGGTGATGTCGACATACCGGTCAACCCCGGTCACTGCCCGCCGAGGCGGCCACGACGACACCTCCCCATAGAACCGGTCGTGAAGGGTTGCACCGGCGAGGCCAGCGGATACCCGCAGCGGAGTGTTGCGGCCAATCACGCCGTAGTAGGCACCGGTCGGCCGCCGTGGCGAGTAGTTACCGCTGCTGTTGTCCAGCCGCATCGAAGCGGTACCCCGGTCGACGCGGCGACCCTCGGCGGTCCGTCCCCGTGTGATCTTTACCGAGCCCCGCACATCTGCGGTGATGTCCACCCACCCCGCCGCCCCGAGATGGATCTCCACCCGGAACTCGAACCGAGCGGGGGCGCTCATGCCTCACCGCCGAGAACGAGCTGCACGTTTCCGCCCCGCACACCGATCGCCAGGCGCAGCACCTCTACCAGCAGGTCATCCAGCCGCGCCCCAGCAGAGTCGATCACGAGTGTGACCACACCCCCGCCGGACCGGCCCGGCGGTCTCACCTCCTCGCCCGCCAGGGCCATGATCGGCACCTGCTGTCCGGGGCTGCCGGGTACCACACCGCCGGTGTGGTACGTGGGCAGCCGCGGCGCGCTGATACTGCCGACGCCCGGCAAGGAGAACGACAACCGCCCCACCGTGCGATTCCAGGCGCGCGAAACGGCGTTGAACCCGGCCCGGAACGGGGCGGAAATAAGCCTACCGACCCGGGCGAATGCGCGGCCGATCCTTCCCGGCAGGCTGAGATACCAAGATATCGCGCGGCCGGTTACCCGTCTTATCCCGTTCCATGCCGCCGTTACCGGCCCGCCGATCTTGGACCACACGGCCCGCCACAGGTCCTGAAGCCAGGTCGTTTTAGTTGCGATCAGAACGACCACGGCGACCAGCGCGGCAATGGCGACAACCACCAGGCCAATGGGATTCGCGGTCATCGCGGCGTTGAGTAGCCACTGCGCGCCCGCCCACACCTTCGACCCGACCGCGGCCACCTTTTGTGCTGCTGCGGCGGCTAGGGTGCCGACCCTTGTCGCCCTCAGCCACGTGATTCCCGCTTTCAGCGACGGAATCAGGAAGTTGTAGAGGCCGGATGCCAAGTCACCGATGGCGAAACCCATCAACAGTAGGGCCTCGAAGCCAATACCGTCCTGGGCTACCTTGACACCCTCCATACCGTCCTGAACACCCGTCAGCGTGTCCCGGAAACCCATCGCGCGGGTGTCGACGTCATCGGCGGCCTGGCCGACACGGTCGAACCCGTCAGCCGATGCGCGGACATCACGGTCCATTGACCGGGCGGCGGAACCAACCCGGTCGAATGCGGATTCGAGCTGCGCCGAATCGCCCGCGAAGGTCATCGTGACCGTGTTGCCGGCCATCAGTCGACCTCCACCCCAGCAGATTTCGCGGCGTCCAGTAGCGCCCGTTCGGTTCTCCGCCGCACTTCGTCACTTTTCGCGGCGTACCCGGCCCACAGATAGCGGCCCTGCTTGCGATACGGCCGCGATACCGACCGGCCACGACCGACCCGTCCGCCGAAGTCAAGCCACGCGAAGTAGGGCACTCGCTTGCCGCCGGCCCGCACCCGTACTGCCTTACCTGTCGACGCGACCCGCAGCGACCGGGCTGCCCGCCCGGACCGGCGCGGTACTCGAGGATGCGCCCAGTCCACGACCACCTGGGCGGCGTCGTTCATGGCCACGCGGAGAGTCTTCGGCAGTTCGGCGTCCAGGCGGCGCAGGTTGCGCGTGAACGAGGCCAACCCGTCGATCTTGATAGGTTCAATCACCGCATACCCCCTTCCGCTTTCAGCCGTTCCAACTCTTCTCGCTGCGCTTTACGGGCGTAGTAAACACCCCATTGCACAAATTCGTGGTTGCTCATCCGCTCGCGCAGCTCGGCGACAGTCATCGACAGCTTCTGCGCGAGCAGAAACTCGAACTCAGTCTCCGGGTCGGTCTCGAAAGGTCCGCATCGCCTCTTTGTTCGCCCCGCTGAGTAGCCCGGACAGCTTGGCGATCTGCTCGGAAACGGCAACGAGGTCCCCGGCGTCACCGGACGCACCCCAGGCCGCCACCTCTTCCTCGGTCATCTTCGGGGCGGTCATGCCCGTAGCGACAATGAAATTGTCGCGGTCGGTCAGCGAGGTCTTGTCATTGGATGACAAGACCTCGTCGCGGGTCAGTCCACGAATGCCGACCGTGGAGCCGTCAGGAAACGTCGCAATACCCTTGCCGGTCTTGCGGGCAAGGATCTCGTCGCGGGTCAGATGTGCCATGGTCTCTCCTGTCACGCCTGGGTGGAGTGGGTGACGTCGCCGGAATGCTGAAGCTTGACCGTCCACATCACGTAATCGGCGACGGCGTGGGTTTCCTTGTACTCGCCCACAACGACATCCACGCTGCGCTCCGGTAGGCCGGTGCCGGTCCCCTCGGGGCGATACACGAAAACGGCATTAGTGCCGATCAACGGCTCGATCACCGCCCGGGGTCCGGTCACGGCAGTGTTGTCGTAGATGCCCGACAGGTCGGTTGACCCGTCGCCGAGACCGCCGGCATAAACCTCGTTGTCGTTGCCGTAGGTGGTGAGTTTCCGGACGTCCGTCGTCCGCGTCCAGTCCGAATCATTCAGGTACTGCGACAGGTCATTTCCCGCCAACGATGCGTACGTGTGCTTGCTGTGTACGCGGGCCATATCTTTGCTCCTTCACTGTCCGCCCTGGCCTGCGATCCGGACCTCAACTAGCGCGACCATGTGGGTGTTACTGCCGATGGTCGCGCTGTCGAACTCCACGCCGGCGACGCGGATGGAGTCGAACGCGGTGTAGGTGCCCTCGTCTGCTTCGAGACCGGCCTTGACCGAGGTGTCGCCGGTGCCGGCGAGCCAGGTGGATAGCTGGTCGCGGGTGGACTCGTCGTGTACGCGGCCGGCGACCAGGGCGACGGTGAGGGTGAGCTCGTCGCTGCCGCGGCCGTAGGTGGCGTCGTAGGTGTAGGTGTCGGGGTAGGAGACCACCGCGGCCGGCGCCGACACGGTGCCTGGCGGGTACGGGTAGACCGACCATGAGTCGTCGATGGTGGCGAGTCGGGCGGCGATGTCGCGCATCACGTCGGTGAGGTTCACCGGCTGCTCCCTATGCGAATGCGGGCAGGACGAACGGGGAGAGCAGGGCGTGAACGTCCGGATCGATGCGGGTCACCCGCATCGACCCCCAGTCGGCGGATCCGGCGATGCCCTCGGGGCTGGACCGGCGTTGGTGCAGCCGTGCTGCTTGCAGGAGCGCGGCTTGGGTGACTTCGTCGGGGACCGCCGGCCATCCCCACACGGCGGTGATCCGGGTGTGGGTGCCTGACCAGGTGCCCCGTAGGACGGTCACGGGCCAGCCCGGTTTGGGGTCGTCGGCGTACCAGCTGGTGTAGCTGGACCAGGTGGACGGGGCTCTACCGAGTTCGACGGTCAGCCCGGTGGTGGTGGCGATGTCGTCGACGAGCAGTTGTGACTGCCCGGGGTGGGGGTCGCCGATGACACGGTGTCGTAGCGGCACCACCGCAACCCGCGTCGTGCCGGCGTCGGTGTGGAAGCGTCGGCCGCAGTGCCGGTCGATCCATCGGGACGCGGTGTGGATTGCCTGGTTGAGTAGGCCATCGGTTGAGGTGGTGGTGACGCCGAGGTAGTTCTTCAGCATGACGAGATCCACGTAGTTCATGGGTCGCCTCAGGTTCTCTGCCGCGGTGGGCTTTGCCGGCCAGCCGGCGGGGTCTTGGAGCCGTGGCCGCGAAGTTTGAGTTGCTCGTCGATCAGGGCGATCCGGTCGGTGTAGCGCTTCTTGATCGGTTCGTCAGCCTTGGCGGTGGCGCGGGTCAGCGCGGCGCGTTCGGCGGCCAGACCGGCGATGGTGCCGGCGGGGTTCGGATCGTTCAACGTGTCCATCGCTGCTCCCGTTCGATTGGTGGTGCTCGGCTGGGCGTACCGCTGGTGCGCCCAGCCGAGCGCGGGGCTAGGCGCCGGTGAAGGTCGGGGTAACCAGGCCGGTGCCGGCGACCTTGTGGGCGTGGGTGTAGCGGGAGTGGGTGTAGGCGAGGTAGCCGTACACGACGAGCAGGACACCCAGGGACGCGGCTTTGGCCTGCTCGGCGCGGATGTACATCGGGGCGTTCGGGTCTTCCCACAGGTGGCACTCGTTGCGGTCGACGAGGTAGATCTCGTCCTCGTTGGTGCCCGTGCCGAGGTTCGTGGCGATGTTGTTGTCGACGATCACGGGGGTGCCGTTGGGCAGGATGCCGCGGACGCCGCGCCCGTAGGCGGTGGCGTAGTTCGCGCCGAGGGTCTGCGCGACGATGCCGGGCTGGGTGATCATCGGGTACGAGGTGCCCATGGCGTTTTGCATCCAGTACCAGCGGCGGGAGTGCATCACCGCGATGTTCTCGCCGGATGCCTGGTCCAGCAGCGCGGCTTCCACTCCGGACAGGGCTTCGATCACCCGCGGGTACAGCTCGGCGGTGGCCGGGGCGCCGGAGGTGTAGGTGACGGCGGTGGCGGTGGCTGACAGGCCGGTGCTGGCCTGGTTGAGCAGGGTGGAGTCCAGTCGGGTGGCGTAGCGGCGGAACAGGTCGTCGAGGATGACCGGTTCGGTGCCCGCGCCGCGTTCGATCGACTGGCGCGACATGGTCTGCTGCCCGGCGTTGGTCTGCACGGTGATCGTCAGCAGGGTGTCGTCGGCATCCTGTTCGGTCACCGCGGCGTTCTCGGACGGTTGCAGGTCGGTGTCGGTGGAGGTGGTGATCCGGGAGATGTTCACCGTCATGCCCTGCGCCGGTAGGTCGTGGCGGCGGATCGCGTCGGCGAACGGGCGGCCGGCGGCGGCGGCCGGGGCGTACATGTCGGTCAGGTACTGCGGCACGGTCAGGCCGGCGAACGCGCCGGTGCCGATGGCGCGGATGTGCTGGCCGCGCTCGACCTGCTCTTCGGCCATGTGCCGGCCCAACCGGTCCCGGGCGGCGAAGTCACCCACGAACATCGCGGCCACGTCACGCTCGAAGCCGGCGCCGCGCGGGTCCTGGTCTCGCCGGTAGGTGCGCTCCTCGGCGCCGACGCGGGCCACCTGGTCGTAGGCCGGAGGTCGGGCGCCGGTGGTCTCGGTGCGGGCGGCGAGTTCGGCGATCTCGTCTTCGCGGCGCTGCTCGGCGAGCAGTTCGGCGAGGTCGGCCTCAGCGCGGGTAACCGCGGCGTCGGCGTCGTCTCGGGTCTGCCGGCGGGCGGTGACAGCGTCCTCGGTCAGGTTCGGGTCCTGCCGCAGCGCCATAAGCTGGTCCTGGGCGGCCTGGCGGGTGGTGATCGCCGTGCGCAGCGTGTCCCGCGCCCGGGCGATCATCTCGGTGAGCGTCATGCTCATGACTCCCTTGTGGTGGTGAGTGATCGGTGGCGCCCGGTCCAGGTCAGACGGCCACCCGAGGCGGTAGCGCCGGGTGGGCTCGTGCGAGGCAGAGCAGGGCGAGGTACCCGACGCCCGCGCGGGCGACAGGTGCTCTGGTGATCGGGGCTGGTTAGCCGCCGGCCAGGGCGAGTTCCAGCAGCGCCCGCGCCCGGGCGTCGCCGCGCTGGCGCAGGGCGGCGTCGGTGGCGGGATTCGCCCCGTAGCCGACGATCGCCACATCCCCGCGGTGGATGTCGACTTGGTCGATGCGGTACTGGGTCCAGTCCGGCGACCAGGTGCCCGACTCGATGCGGAACGCGAACGACATCTCGTCGACCAGGCGGGCGCGTAGCTTCGGGGCGATGTAGGCCACGTCGGCGTCGGCGGGGTCCAGGCGGGCGGCCACCAGCAGCCCACCGTCGTCGATCGACAGGTCAAGGGTGCCGGTGGTGGTGCGGGCGATCCGGCGCAGCTGGTCGTGACCGAGCACCAGCGGCACGTCCAGGTCCGGGCGGGCGAGAGTGGCATCGAATGCGCTATGGGTGATGACCTCGGTGTACGGGCCGTAGGAGTCCCACATCTCGTAGGCCCGCTCGGTGACTGAGGCGTGACCGACGAACTCCACCTGCGTTGCCCCGTCGGCGTCGCGTAGGTGCATGTCGGCCAGCCGCGCGCGTGCGACTGGCCGGGAGCCGGCCTGCGGCGCGCAGCGGCGCTGGGCGGGCCGGTCGGCGCGTTGCCGCACGTGCTGCGCCCGCGCTGCGGCAGCCGCGGCGGCGGTGTCGGGGATGGTCATGTCTTCGCCTCCGTCGGCTGTGTGCGGGGGGCGCCGTACACCCGGTCGAACTCGGCCAGATCGGCGTCGGTCAGGGGCGGCAGGTCATCCAACTGCCGCGCCTCGCTCGGGGTCAGCGTCCGCGCGTCCAGCCTCGTCTTGATCGTGGCGGCCCGGGCTGCTGGGTCCATGGCCAGCAGCGCGGACCGGTTGAGCTTGACGAACCGGGGACGCGCGGTCAGCCGGGACAACGCGGTCTCGCGTCGGGTGACAGCCGGACCCAACTTCATGATCAAAAATTGGAGGTTGCGTTGCGTGATGCTGGCGTAGGTGATCGACCCGGTCGACACCGCGGCGTCGATCAGGTCGGCCGGGGCGCCGAAGAACCGGGCGATGTCGGTCAGCCCGAACTCGCGGGTCCGTAGGAACTCCGAGGATGCCGCGACGGTTTGGATGGGCTTGTACTCCCAATCGTTGCCGTGCACGAACAGGTCACCGTTGTCCACCGCGGCCCGGTAGGCGTCCTTGGCGACCCTCGCCTCATCCTTGTTGATCTTCTTGGCGGTGTTGGTGAGCTCGGCCATCGGGATGGCGGATCCGCCGAACCAGTCCAGGGCGAACCGCTGCGCCGACAGCGACTCCTCCAGCGACCAGGCGGCGTAGGCGACCGGGGACAATCCCAGCGGCAAACCCGCCACCACGTACTGCCGCTCATGCCACACATCGGCCAACCGCGCGCCAGTGAACCGCTCACCGCCGATACCTATCTCGGTGATCTGGGCGCCGGACGCCCGCACCGACACATCCGACAGGGCCACCAGTTCAATACGCGCCGGCAACCCCAGCGCGGACCGGTGGGTGACGACGCCGAACACGTTGCCGGCCCGGTCCAGGTCGAACTGGGTGGACCACAGCCACTCCTGGATGTCGACCCGGTCACCACCGGGGAGCATCAGTACCGGCGGTGTCGGCACCTGCACCTGCACCCCGCCGACGCGGCGGAACACGTCCACCGGCATCGTGGAGATGAGGTCGGCGCGTAGCGTCAGGCACGCCCACACCGCCGAGTGCCGCAACGCGGTCGCGTTCGTGACCAGCGGGCCGCTGGTGCGCCGGCTGGTGCGCTCACCCAGCAGTTCTTCGGGGGTGGTGATGGTCGCCGCCCGCTGGTGGCGGCCGAACAGACTCACGGCTCAACCCTCGGGTTGCGGCGGTCGGCCCACCACCGTCCGGCCAGCACCACCACACCAGCAACAATCATGCCCGTCCCGGTGCCGGCCAGCGCCGCGACGGCGACACCGACACCAGCGGCGACCAGCAGCAGGCCGAGCAGGTCCAGGCCGAGCGTCACCCCATCACGCAGCACGGCACACCATCCCTACATCCCTATCCGAACGATTCGGAAACGTCGTAGTCGTCGTCGGCCAGGTGCTTACGGGTCTCCAGCGCGAACAGGGCTTTGATCGCCGCCTGTAGGCACACCACGTTCCCGCTGGCCTTACGGTCGAGCAGCCACACATCACCGGATGGTTTCGTGCGGGCCACCGTGTACGCGTCGGTCAACGCCGCCTGACCCTCATGCCGCAGCGTCGCGTCGCGGACCTCGGCCAGCAGCGTCCCCGTGTACGCGGCGGTGTCACTGACCAACGGCGACGCGACATCCCCTCGCCGTGGCTGCACACCGGTCGGCAGCCGGATGTCCTCGTCGGCCAGCGGCTGCTTGAGCTGTTTGGTTGGCCCGCCGGCGAGGTCCACACCCCACGCGACCGGCGCCCACCGCTGGCTGAGGTCGTGCGCCCGGCCTGGTAGCCAGTCGATTCCCGGCTTGTACTCGATCACCCGCAGGTGATGCTTCACCCCGCCCACGCCCGGCCACACCGCGACGATCGCGGCCTGGGTGCCCTGCCAGTCACACGCCACCCCGAACGCCACCACATCCCCCGGCGTCTGCCGCACGTCGATCAGCTCGTTCCAGCGGGCCACCGGCGGCACGTTCGGGTCTGCAGGCGGCGTCGCGCCACGACGCCGGTTCAGATACGCCCGCTCGAAGTCGGCCACGGTGGTGGACTTGGCCATCTCGGCGCGGATCGTGTCCAACCGCACCGTGTGCCGCCACCACTGGCGGCCCTGCTCATCCACCCCGCACACGCACGGGCCGCTCTGACGGGGGCACAGCGCCGGCATACACCGCAGCCACGTACCCGGGTCGTCGTACGAGCCGGTCAGCTCCGACCACTCCAGGTAGCAGATCGGGGACCGCTCACCGGCGGCGGTGACCGTACGACCCAGTTCCACCTTCGCGGCGAGATACAGCGACCGCTCGGTGCCCTCGGTGGACACCCGCCAATGCTGCGGTGACCACCGCGTCAGCATCGCCGGTGAGAACGCCTGCTCCAAGCGTGCATCCTCGGCGTGGAAAAACTCGTCCTCCACCCCCAGATCAAGGGTCTTGCCGTGTCCCGCGTCTTCGGTGTTCGCGGTGATCCCGTCGATCGCGCCGGTATCCCAGATCAGCGCCTCGGACCCACCCCGTAGGCGGGGCCGGAACCGGTTTGCCAGCGGCGACGCCAACAACACCGGCAGATGATCATCTATCAGTTTGTCTCGCGCGTCCTGCCGCTTCTGCGCCGCATACAGGATGCGCTGCCGGCCAACCTGCTGCGGCGCGTGCCTGCGTGCCTGACGTGGGAACGCCAGCGCTCGATGCGCCTTCACCCCGAGCACGATCGACGTCTTACCGCTCTGCCGCGGCACCAACAGGGTCACATCCCGATACACCAACTCCTGCGTGTCCGGGTCAACCTCCAACGCGACATCTACGCAGTACCGCTGCCACGGCATCATCGGCATACCAAGCTGGGCCGAGATCCGCGCCACCGCCGTGCCATACGTCTGACGAGACGGGTCACGGACGGTACCCACCCGCGGTGGGCACGTCAGCCCATACGCCGCCCAGATCTCCGCCTGCGACATCCCCGGCCGCAACCGCACCTCGTACGGCGTGTACCGGTCAGGACGGCCCGAGGTCTTCGTCGTCTTCGTCCTCGGCACTCCGGCCCTCCCAGATGTCCGCCAGCGCCGCCCGCAACTCTTTCGACACCGCCGCAGTGGCCATGCCGGCGTCGGTGTCCAGCTTGCGCGCCAACGCGTACGCCGCCTGCGCCAACGGATGCTCCCGCCCCTCCAGGTCACCCAACTCGCGCATCGACTCACGGGTCGCCGCCTCGACCGCCCCGCACCCCGACGGCGCCGTATCAGCACCGAACAGGTCACGGTGCGCGCCGAGGAGCTGCGGCACGGGCACCTCCAGCGCCACGGCCAGCCACACCAGCTCATCCACGCTCGGCGCCCGCTTACCCGTTTCCAGGTTCCGCAGCGCCGCCGCGGTAAACGCAGCCGGAGCACCAGCGGCCCGCGCCGCGACAGCCACCTCATCCCGGGTAGCGCCTCGAACCCGCCGCGCCACACCGATCTCAGCGGTGACCACCGCACTGATCGGCTCACTCACCGAGGGTTCTTCCTGCTCCATCGACCTGTCCCCCCAGTCCCGGGAGAGAGAAAAAAATCAACTTGGCGGCGGGTTGTCGACCCACCAGAAGCTAAAAGACAGCAGCCCTGACCTGCGCAAACACAGGTCACCAATGCGGCGATGTCACCCACAAGGCAGGTGACGGCGCTCCACCGGTGCCGCGTTTCTGGTTGCAGTTCGTCGCGCAGACCGCACACCCCGGTGACCCGTCGGGACGCGGCCCGTGCGACGGCTCCCAGTTCCACGTCTCCAGGCGGCCGGGTCTGCACGATCGCGGTATCCGATGGTCGATCTGGTTGGCGCCACCATGCCCGCAGATCCAACACACCGGGTGCTCGGCGAGGAACGCCCGCCTCGCCTTGCGGTAGGCGTAGCTGTCCTCGCTGTGCCGGCTCATCGCACGAAGCTGAGACCGTCAAAGCTGAGGGAGGCTGCGCCGGCCTGGGTGCGGCGTACCACGATGTCACCGGTGGAGGCCATCACTTCGCAGGGGGCGGCGATACCGCCGGTGGTGGGCACCGACAGCAGCTGGCTGTGGGTGGGTGCGTGGCCGGTGGGCAGGGTGGCCACCACATGCCCCGAGCTGGTGCCACTGGAGGTGACGGCGATCCTGCCCCGCAGCCAACTGCGGTCGTCGCTTTCCTGGCGCACGGCCAGGCCGGCGACGCCGGTACTGGTGTCCTCGCTGTACGCGCCGGTCGCGGCGGGGTCGACGGCGGTAATGTCGTTCCAGGCGTACAGGCTGGTTTGGAGCCGGCCGTCCTGGTCGATCCCACCGGTGGTGACACGCTGGTCGGTGCCGTCGCGGCGCTCGAACCGAATCAGCACCCCGGTAGCCGCAGCGTGGCTCGCGATGAGAGTGATGAGGTGGTCGTAGCCGAACCCGCCGGGCTGCTGCTCGGCCCGGTAACGCAGGGCTTCATTGAGCCACGCGGCGAGCTTGGGTTCACCGCCGATGGTGATGTGCGCCTCGGCCAAATTGACGGCGCCACCGCCGGGCACGTCGGCGAACCGCACCGACAGCAGCGGGGCGGCAAGTGCGGTGGACGCGCCCACATAGGACCGAGGCGTGTAGGTGCCGGACAGGTCAGGCACCTGCCCGGCGGGTAGCAGCGCGCTGCCGTCGAGGGGCCCGGCAGGGCCGGTGGCGGTGCCGACCGACGCTTTGGTGACGTAGGTACTCGCCGGGTCCGGCGCCGTGGTGGTCGTCGGTACCAGGTCGGCGAGGCTGGCGGGCGGGCCGGCGGGGATAGCGATGTCCGTCCGGTACCGCCAGGCGGTGGTGTCCACGTCGAGCGTGTACGCCCACCCGGACGGCGACCAGTCACCATCGTCCGAGACGGGCACGGTCAGGCTGTACGCGCCCGCGGTGGTGAGGGTGGCCGTGTGCGCGCCGGGCTGGATGGTGATGTCGTCGGCGGGGCCTTGTAGAGGGATGGCCCGGGTCAGCCGGATGGTGCCGGCGGCCGGGTTGCCGTCGGCGGTGAGGATGACACCGGTGATGGTGCGGGTGCCGAGACTCGCCGGATACGTCACGACCGCCCCCTGTGCTGGTGTGTGGTGTGCGGGCAGGCCATCCCAGCCTGTGACCTGCCCGCATCCCCCTCGTGCGTCCGGTCCTGGACACGCAACAGCCCGGCGGCGCTGACGCGTCCTACCGGGCTGTGGGTTGCGGGCCCTTGGGTATAGGGCCGCGCTGAGCGCAGCGTAGCAGATCATGACCCTGAATGGTCAAATCGGACACTACCGGAGCTTGTAGAGCTGGTCAGGCTTCCACCCGGACCCGGTTGCGGCCATGCGCCACCAGTCATGCACCTCATCACCGAGGTAGTCGCCGAGGGCCGGCGCCGCGGTGGGTGCCGCCTCGGCCAGCAGCCGCAGGACCGCCTTGTGCCAGTCCTGGTGGCAGGGCGGATGCGGCAGGCCCAGGCGGCTATGCCAGGTGGCAATGCCGCCGTAGATCTCCGTCAGGCTGCTGACAAGGTCCAGGCGCAGCGGTGGCCGGCTGCCGGGCGCGCTGCGGGTGACGCCGAGGGTCCTGCAACCGGTGGGAGTGCACGCCTCGCGGAGCTGGTCGAGCAGACACGGGTGGGTGATGACGCGTCCCTGGACGGCGACGTGGATGGGTCGGGTGAGCTGGTCGACGTCGGCGGTGATGGCGCTGTGGCGGGTCGCGGTGGTCAACGGTGGTGCCTCCGGTGCGCTTGCTGTGGCATCGGCCTCGACGAGTGTCGGTGCCAGGTTGATTACGGCCAGTACGGTGCAATGGGTGGTGGTCAGTACGGTGCGATGGGTCCGTGCGGATGGGTGGAGGTGCCGGTGGTCCGACGCGTGACGGCCTCGGTTGTCGGGGTCATCGTGGGCCTGGCGGCCACGTGGCTGATCGTCGTCGCTGTCCAGGGCAGGCCTACGCCGGACACGGTGTGGGGGCCTCGGCCTCCGACCCCAGCGGCGCACCAGACCGTGTTCGGGGTGGTGTCGTTGATGTGGTCCGCTGGGTGTGAGGGCGGGCAGGTGATCGCCGAGGAGCCGGGTGTCCACGAGGTGGGGGTGTGCACCATCGACGGCCACGAGGTGGCGGCGGCGGTTTTTGCCGACGAGGGCGAGCGCGACGAGTGGGTGAGCCATATGGCTGGGATCGGTAGTGTCACGGCCACCGGTAGTCGGTGGGCTGTCGCCGGTGATGAGGCGGCGGGGGTGGAGGCGTTCGCTGCCGCCGTGCCGCGCTGATCCCGCCGCCGTTGGGGCGCGCGTAGTCGCCTCCAGGCGCTGGTGCTGCCGCCCTGCCAGCTGCTACTCACGGCGCGGCCTCGGGATATTGGATGCGCCAGGTCGGGTGGTGGACGGTGGACCGGGTGTCGCCGGCGAGGCGGACGCGGAGTCGGGCGCCGTCGGCGCTGGTGATGGTGCCGGGCCTGCCGTTGGCGATGACGCGGACACCGCGTTTGGCGGGGACGCCGTAGTGACGGCGGATGTAGGCCATGCTCACTGGTCGTTCCTCCAGCGGGCGGCGGGTTGAGATCCACTGTGAGCGGTTGGGAGGGCGCCGCCCACGCCCACACCCGCGCCGGGGTCTCCAGGCGACCGTGTGTGGCTCTCAGCGGGCGGCGCGGTGTCCTGCGTGCTGCCGGCGGCGGTGCTGTGGTCCGGGCAGAGCACCGCGAGGCCGCGAAGGCGCATCCAGCCGCGATCCTGTGGGCCGACGTCTGCGCGGTAGGTGCGCGGGCATCCCGGGTAGACGCAGTGGCGGATCAGGGTCCCCACGTCGTGCGCGCTGCCGGGCTGGGAACCGGGGCGGGTGGCGTACCGCGCCCGCGCCCGGTCGATCTGCTCGACAGCATCGTCGAGCTGGGCGAGCAGCTCCTGGGCGTCGGCGCGCTGCGCGGCGAGCTGTGCGAGGGCGGCGTCGCGCTCGGCGGCGAGCTGGTCAACAAACTGCGCGACCGAGCCGGGGTCGCTGTAGCCGGCCCGGTGAAGAGCGGCCGACACGGCGGCGAGCGCGACGGGAGCGCGGTCGCATTCGCGGTGGATGGGCAGGTTGACGTGCTGGGTCATGGCATCTCCTCAGGCGGTGGCGGGTTGGGGTTGGCCGTAGCCGGCGGCGCGGGTCACCACTGGTTCACGACGCGCCGTACGGCTGGCCCGTCGAGGACGAGGACGCCGCCGTCGTCGATGAGTCGCTCGACGACGGGGTGGCCGTAGCGGGTGGCGAGGTCGTCGTAGGCGGCGTCGGCGTTGGGCGCGCTGTTGGTGGTGACGATGAGGCGGCGCTGGTGGGCGCAGCGGGCGTCGACGACGCGTTGGAGTTGTTCGAGCCACCAGTCGGTGACGCGCTCGCGGCCGAGGTCGTCGAGGACGAGCAGGGGGCAGGTGGTGGCGTAGTCGTAGGCGAAGGGCTCGGTGGAGTCGGGTTTGAGGGCGGCGGACAGGTCCGCGGCGGTCCAGACGGTCACCCAGGTGTCGCGGTTGTGCACGTCGTTGGCGATGGCGTATGCGGCGGTGGTTTTGCCGGTGCGGGCGGGGCCGGCGAGGACGAGGGCGCGGGGGCCGTGGTCCCACCAGCGGGTGATCTTCCCGTCGGGGTTTTGGGCGGGTGTGAGTTGGTTGTAGGTGGCGTTGGCGTAGCGGGTGGGGCGGCGGCGGGTGTAGACGATGGCGCGGTTGGCGGCTTGGCGGGCGCGGATGGCGTCCATTTCGCGGCGGTCGGCTTCGGCTTGGAGCTCGGCGAGGGTGGGGCTGTTGGTGGTCGGGGTGGTGTTGCTGGCGGCGCGGGTGGGCCAGTCTCCGAGGGTGGCGCGGATGGGGGTGGTCATTGCTCTGCTCCGGGGGTGTGGCTGGCGTAGGTGGCGGATGCGGCGCCGGTGCGGAAGGGGTTGTCGTCGCGGCCGTGGTTGAGGTGCCGGTTCGCGCCGGTGGCGCGTCCGGTGACCGGGCTGTTGTTCCGCTCGGCGGCGGTGAGCATCCAGTTGCGCCAGGTCGCGACCCAGTCGAGCTTTACGCCCTTCCGTCCGGGTGCCGATCGGAAGTGGTTGCAGAACTTCTCGGTCTCTCGTGGGCCGTTGATGCCGGGGCAGTTGATCCGGAACCACTCCTTCATCGGTTCGGTGACGGTGAAGTCGTCGGGAAGTCGGGTTCCGCGCTTCGTTTTGGGCGGCGCCGTTGGCGACGCAAAGGGTTTTTCCCTGTTCCCTGTTCCCTGTTCCCTGTTCCTTTCCGCCAGTGAGTCCTCAGTGAGTTGTGTGTGAGGCTGCGGTGAGGGCTCACTGTGTGACGGTTCAGGGGCGCTCCGACCAGGGGTTTCCGCAGGTGGAAGGGGGGTCGTTCCACTGGTCGGTGGGAGTTCGGGGGATTCCGGCGGTGGGGGGAGCTTGCTCTTTGTCGGGCGGTTGATCCGTTGGTGCTCACCCCATCCTCGGACAGCAAGGTATGAGCGCTCGCCCACCTTGTAACGAAGGATCAGTGAGGACTCACTGAGTCGCTTTAGGTCGAGTTCGACGTCGGTGGAGAGCCGGTCGTCCAGTGGCCAGACGGCGGCCTTGATGAGCCGGGCGTCATCGACACAGCGGCCCTCGTCGTCCACGTGGGTCCACAAGCCAATGAACGTCAACCGTGTCTCGATGGGCAGACTCGCCACGGTCAGCGACGTAAAGAACTCGGGCTTGATGGAGCGGATCCGGGCCACGTCGTGCCTTTCTATGTACGGGTGGTGCTGGTCTGTGCGGGGGGTGGTTGGGCCGGCCCCGCCCCCGGGGCCGGCTCAACCGGTCAGGGGGTGGTCTTGTGGCGGGCGCGCTGGTCGCGTTTGCGGAGCCGCCAGTCCTCCCGCTCGGCGGTCTCGCACGGCTCGCACGGCTTTTCGTCGCGTTCTCGGTGCCGCTTCGCGGCGGCCGGCGTCCCACACGGCTGTGGACTGCGGGCCGGCCGTGGTGTGACTGTCCAAGCGGTCAGGTGCAGCCACGGCCGGTCGTCCGGGACGGCGGCGGCGAGGACGTACAGCAGCCGTTCCCGGTCGCCCGGGTCGGGCAGCGTCGCGGCGAGCCACCGCGCGTTGGCCTGCGGGTCGTCGTCGCGGACCCGCACGACGAGTTCGGCGGCGACGGCGGCGAGCCGGTCTACGTAGGTGCTGCTGTCCATCACGCGCCGCCCTGGAGCCGGTCCAGCTCGGCGGCGAGCTCCCGCCGTAGCGCCTCGAGGCGGTGTACCTCGTGACGCCAGGCGGGGACGTCGTCGGCGACGGCGGCGGCGAGCAGGGCGGCGTCTGGCTGCCGGCCGTTGTCGCGGGCGTCGGCGTACGCCGCGTACCGGCTGGTCATGGCGTCCAGGTCCGGCAGGAGGCGGGGCGGCCCGGCCGGGGCCGGCATGACACCGACCCCGGGCTCGTAGCCGCCGCATCCGCACGTCGACGACGAGCAGCCACCACGGCGGCGGCCAGGCCGTAGCGTGTGGAGTGGCTCCAGGTGCCCGCATGCGCACCGGCCCGGCTCCCGCACCGGCCCGCCCCGGGCGGCGCCCTGATCGCGGGTCACGGCCGGCCCGCGCGGGTCATCGGGGCGCACGGGCATGCGCTGACGTCCATCACCGCCGGCCCGGCGGATACCAACGCCCAGCACGGCAACTCCCGCTCGGCGGCGGTAGCGCACAGCGCAGCGGTGCAGCATCCGCAGGCGTCGCAGTCAGGCGACGGCGGGCGAACCCGCACGTGCTCCACCTCGGCGGCGTTGCCGTAGTACGGGTCCCTGTGGGTCACTGGTCACCGTCCGGGACGTCGGCTGGGTCCAGGTGGCCCGGCACCTCCGCCGCTACCAGCACCAGTCCTTCCAGGAGTTGTTCGGCGGCGGCGGCGTACACCGTCCGGGCATCCCGAGATGCCCGGATCGACAGTGTTTGAGGTACCCCGCCGGGGCGGACCGTCATCCCCGGCACGATCTCTCCCGTGCGGGGGTCAACGACCACGTCTCCTTCGCACACCACCCGCTGCGCCAGGGCGGCCGGGAACCCCGCCCGCAGTTGCGGGACCGTCTCCACCTCGGACGGATAGCGCACGAGGCACCACCGCGTCAGCGCGGCAAGGTCGCAGACCACGGGGGCCTCTTTTGACACGGCCAGGGCTACGGTGCCGATGTCGGGTAGCCGCCACGACGGGGCGGTGCCGTGCTGCTCCAGCTCGGCACGGGCCTCGGTGTCGAGGACACCGCGGTGCACGGCCGCGCGTTTCCTCGCCGCGTCGGCGAGGCCCTCGAGGCGCAGGACTTCCTGGACGCGTTCGGTGCGGTTCATCCGGCCATCTCCATCTCGGTCTGCTCAAGCGGGAACAGTTCGTCCTTGCGGGCCTTCCAGCGGGCCTCGAAATGGGCGCCTTCGGCTGAGCTGATCCGGCCGTCCTTCTGCGCCTGGCCGGCGGCCCGCCACACTCGGCGCAGCCCGGCCTCATCCACGGCCTGCCCCAAGTCGTCGAGCAGGCCGGTAGCGGCGGCCGACAACGCGGCAGGCAAACCGGGCTGGTCGTCGGTATCCGGTTCAGCCGGCTGCAACGCGACCAGGTCCCGGGTGTGCGCCTCGACCGGCGAGCATCGCAGCGTGTCGAACACGATGTGCTCGATCGACCAGTCGGCGGCCAACTCCAGCGGCTGGTCGTAGCCGGGCCGGATACCAACGTGCGCCGACCGGACACCGATCACCGTTCCCGGCTTGGACCGGTCCAGACGGATCCAGCACGACACGTCGAACCCGAGCGTCTTGTGACCCTCGACCCGGTAATCACGCTGCCGCTCGATCGGCCTTCCGGCCTCATCGAGCGCGGCGACCTCCTTACCGCGCGCGGTCACCACGACGATGCCCGGGAAGGTCATCAACGTGGTCATCAGCCTGCGATGACGGGCGCCGGCCTCGTTCCACAAGTCCATGGAGATGGTCGGCTCGTCGTCGGCAGCCAACTGCGGCCGGTTGTACCTTTTGGCCTTGGCGTTGTGCCGCCGGCGGGCCTTGTCAGACGCCCAGTCCTTGAGCATGTCCCACTCAGCGGTCATCGAGTCGATGACCAGTACCACCGGTGGCTCGCCGGCGTCAGCCGCGCGCTGGGCTTCGGCCTTGACCGCCTCGACAGACTCCTGGATCTGCCGCCAGGTGCCGTCATGCTCGACGACGAGGTAGTCCGCGCCCGGGATAGCGCCGTACTCGTCGGCAGCGCCCTCCCCGAGGTCGATCCAATACATCTGACCGATTCGAGAGCTGGCGCTGAACTGGGCGCAGGCCCAGGACTTCCCGGACTTCTCCCCACCCTCGATCAGGATCAGAGGCCACGGCACGCGGCCGGTGGGCGTACGGGTACGCAGCTCGGTCATACCGCTGCCTCCTGCTCGTCGAGATGGTCGAATCGCCGGTCCTGGTCGAGGTCGACGCGGATGCAGCCGGGGCACTGGACGCCGCCGCGCACGTGCAGCGGGTCAGCCGGATCCCACCGGTTCTCGGGCACGCCACAGGTGACACAGCCAGTCATGACCGCCTCCCCGGAACTGCGCGCAGCTGCTGCCCACCGGGCTCACACCCCGGATGCCGGTCGTAGACGCCGCGCTGGCCGTCGGCGCCGACGGTGGCGGCGGGATGCACCGGCCACCGGCACCCGCCAGCACACGGCCGCCCGCCGGTGATCGCGGCCTGGGTCGCGGCGGCGACATCCGCCCACCGCCCGGCCCTCACCGCGGCCTCGCCGTCGGGTAGCGGTGCCGGCGGACCGTGCGCACCCGCGACACCCGGGGCAGATCCCCTGGCGTGCGCCGGTGCCGGCCAGCCGTCCGGACCTCGGCCTGGACCGGCCGGGCCAGGGGCAGGGCGCGCGGTGCGGGCAGCCAACCCCGCCAGATGTTCGGGATCACCGCCCCGCCCCCTCACGGCTGACGTCGCCCAGTTCGCCGGCGCCGGCCAGCGCGCCCCGCGCCGTGTCCACGTCGTCTCCCGCCGTCCACGGGTCGGCGGCGATCTGTCGGACGGCGTCCCAGTCGGCCGCGAGGATCGCCGCGTGTAGTGCCTGGGCCTGCCCGGCGGCGTAGTGGTCAGGTCCACCGGCCTCGATCACATGCGCCGGGTACGCCGCGGCTCGCTCCCGCGCGGCCACCAGACCCACCCGCAGCCGCTGGGAGGTGCTGATCGCCTGGTCCCGATCGGCGTGGGCCCGCCGCAGACCGGCGGACAGACGCTGAGACAGCGCCCGCCACTGGCCTAGCTGCCGGGTACGCCGGGCGCGGCCGAGCTGCCGGGTCCGCCGCTCGTAGGCGGCCGTGGCCACGTCCAGCTCGTCTTCGAGGCGGGCCCGCTCGGCGTCCGCCTTATCCAGCTCGGCGGCCAGCTCCCGCACGATGTCGTCAGTGGTCATAACAGGATTGCGCCCCGCAGGTCCGCGCCCCGCATGGCCGCGCCCTGCAGGTCCGCGCCGTCTAGGTTTGCGCCCCGCAGGTCCGCGCCCTTCAGGTTCGCGCCCCGCAGATTCGCGCGCTCCAGGTCCGCGCTCTCCAGGTCCGCGCGCTCCAGATTCGCGCGCTCCAGGTCCGCGCCCTGCAGGTCCGCGCCCTGCAGGTCCGCGCCGCGGCCGTGCTCGCGGATCAGGCGGGCACCGTCCACCACGTCCACGACATACGCTCGCCTCAGCCGCCACGTATCCCCGCAGGCGTCGGAGAGCAGGTCAGCGCTCGACCACGCGCACAGCAGCAGAGTCACCGCCGGCACCCCGCCGGAGGCCATCGCCCTCCAGGTCCGCGCCAGACAGATTCCGTCCCCGACCTCAACCCACTGCCCAGGCCACGGCCACCGGTAGCCGTCCCGTGAGCGCAGATCAGGGTGGACGGTGTGGATCCCCCACCGGTCGCAGCCGGCAGGCAGAGCGCGGTCGGCAGTCAGGACATCAAGCAAGCTCTTCATGTGAGGCTCCAGATCAGCAGGGCGGCCAGGAGGTAGATGGCGGCACCGAGGGGCACGCCGACCAGCAGGCCGACGACGATGCGGACGGTGTCCGCGTGCGGATGCGGCGCGGCAGCGTGGCGGGCACCCTCCACCGCCGGACACGCCGGGCCATGGGTGCGGCCGGGGACGTTCAGGCAGCCGGGGCACACCCCGGGGCCCGAGTGGGTCTGCTCGTGACGTGCCATGTCAGGCCACCCCCCGCAGCGCCGGATCGGTCAGCGGCACCAGGCCGGGGCAGTGCGGCGGCAGCATCGGCTCGACCTCCGGCGGCGGGTACTCGCCGGTCGCAACACCCCGCCAGTAGGTGCAGGAGTCGTCGCAGCTCTCGCCAGGCAGATGGCCGCACAACAGGTCAGGGACGGTGACCGGGGCAGCGGCGTCGGCCGTGAGTGGCCACGTGGATTTGGCCGGCTGACCGGCGTTCCACCCGGCGTGCCGCAGTACCACCGGGTCGGCGGGGTCAAGGGCGCTCATGCCGTCACCGTCCGGGCGTGCTCGGCGGCGGCCCGCAGACCAGCCACCACCTCCTGCTGGCTGTGGCTGTCACTCCACACGTAGATCGCCGGGACGGCGCCGGGGGCGTCCAGCCAGCGGCGCAGGGCGCGGGCGGCGGCACGGTACGTGCCCTCACGGCTGAGGTCCCAGCTGGTCGGCGGCGTGGCGCGGCCGGTGACCACCAGACGCAGCGCGCCGACCGCGCACACCCGCCCCCGCTCGTCGGTGTAGACGCCCTCGCACTTACCACGCAGGTCCATGACGTCGGCGGCGGCAAGGACATCGGCGGCCGACGCGTGCGGCGGCAGCACCGTCGAGGCGCTCATCGGGCACCGCCCTCGGCGAGCTGGGCGCGCAGCGCCGCCACCTCGGCCCGCAACTCGTCCTCAACGCTGGCCGGCTTCGGCACGACCGCGAACGCGGACAGCACGACCTCTCCCACCCGCGCGTCCGCCCGGTGCTCCCACAACGCAGACCCGTTGTGACGGCCGGTACTCGCCACAGCGCCGAACGCAGCAGCGATGGCATCAACAGTCGTGATGCCGTCCGGCGCCTCCGACGGCACCAGGCCGGCGCAGATGCCGACGGTGACATAGCTGACGTGGGCCGGCGTGCCGGCGAGAGAGGCCACCCGGTCAGCCGCCCGACGCAGATCCACGGCGAGGGACTGCCAGTAGTCCGGCTCGGCGGCCTCGGTATCGTCGGACAGTCCGAGTGAGGCGGAGCAACACGGGTCCGTGGTGCCGGTCGCCAGTCCGCAGTGCCGGCACGTGGGTGGCAGACCGTCTGGGGTGCCCCACCGGCACCAGCCGCACCGGTCGTTCCACATCTGCGGGGGCTCCGGGAAGGTACGGCCGCAGCCGTCGCAGGAGTAGGCCGGCGAGCAGTAGACGTCGGCCTGGGCGGCGGCGCACATCTGCCGCTCGGTGGTGTCGGTACGATCGGTGTGCATCTGGACTCCTTCGTTGATTGGGTTGTCCGGGTGTCGAGCCCTTCGCCGACCGCAGATCGGCGGGGGGCTCACTTCATCGACCGCTTCGCGTCGATGAGGTCTTCGAGTTGCTGTCGCTGCCACTCCCGCTCCTCGGCGGCCGTGGCCCGACGCCACTCCATGCCCGGACTCGGGTCCGAGGCCGGCGGCACCGGTGGCGCGGTGAGACCAGCGGCGACCAGCGCCAGACCGGCCGCGATCTGGGCGACCGCGCGGGCCAGCAGAGCGGCGGCGGTCACTGGATCAGCGCCGTCTGCTCATGCGTCCGCAACGGCTGCGTACCACCAAGCCGGCGGTGCAGCAGGTGCAGGCCCCGGGTGGTGACGCGCACCTGAGGCGTATCGAGCACCAGCTCACCGGTGCGCGGGTGGTAGTGCGTCGAGGGCAGCTCCGACAGCCAGCCCGACTCGATCGACCGCTGGTACGGCCGCCAACGACCGTCAGCACGCTGGCGGTAGGTCCACTGCTGCTCACCGAGGACCGCGAACAGGCGCCGCTCACCAACCGAGATCACCGGATCGCGCGACAGAACCTTCGCCGCGTCCCGAACTGACCAGTCACCGTCGGCCGCCGCGAGGACATCCCACGACTGGGCCTTCGGCGCGGCCTCCGCAAGCTCCGCCTCAACCGCCTTCTTAGCCTCCAGCGCCTGCACGTACCGCCGAGCAACCTCCAGCTCATCCAGCTCGGCGGCCGGGGCCGAGTAACTCCCGGTGCGGCGGATCGCGGGCAACACGTCGTGGGTCACCCAGCGGCGAAAGGCTCGTGCCTCAGGCTTACGACTCTGAAAGATCAAGTCGTACAGGCCGGACTCGCTGGTGATCCGAACGTGCTGTCGACGCCCCAGGCCGTCGATGACCTCAGCGGTACTTAGGTCATCGGCGTGGAGCCTGCTCGCGGCCATGCTCGGGTTGGTGAGGTCCAGCGCCCGGCAGGCGTCAGCGACGACGAACCACGGCTCGTTGCCAACCGTGACCGTTCGCAACGGCAGGTCACCGAATTCAAAGGTCGCGACGCGGCCGGGGCCCGTGCCCGCACCGCCACCGGGTCCAGTGCCGCCAGACCCGCCTCCTGGGTGCGTCATGCCGCGCTCGCTTTTGAGTCCTCACCGTCGGGTAGTCCCGCGATGAACTCAGCCAGTGCGTCAGCGGGTACCAGGCGGCGGCCGTCGAGGCGCTTGGTACGGATCCGGCCGTCGCTGATGAGCAGCCATACCTTTCGGGCGGTGATCCCCAGCCGGTAGGCCACCTCGTTTACGGGGTACAGGTCTCGCTCGCGATTCCCGACTTCGTGAATCTTCAAGAACTCTCTCTCGAACACGAGAGAGACGTTACCGGCTCTCATGGATTCCCGACACCGGGAAGAACTCATACTTTCGGCCAGTATCTGTTGATCTAGTAGTCATCTATGGTCAAGCCATGCAGAGCAGTTCAGCCCTGCTGGGCAACCACACCTCGCGGCGACCCTTGCGTCGGCTGACCACACCGAGGCATCGTCGAGACCGAGAATATTTCCATGGGCAAGAAGGCCTTCCCGATCACGGGAAGTACCGTCTGCGCATGTCAGCGTCCGTGCAGGTCAGAGCTGCAAAGTTCGGTCACTTCGTCAGTCGGGTGCTCAAGGAAGCCCGCGAGCGCGGCATGACGATTGAGGACATCGTCAAGGCTACGAACGTCAGCTCGGCAACCATCTACCGATGGCGCAGTGGCGACTGGACGAAAGACCCGCGCGCCAGCCAGGTGCGAAGCTTCTGTGAAGGGCTCGATGTCCCTGTCGAGGTCGCCTACCGGCTACTCGGCTGGGCAGAGGAGGCGGGACGACCCCAGCCAGCAGAGCCCTTGGCCCTGGAGCCCGACATGCGGGAGGTCGCCCGTCGACTACGCGATCCCCACGTCTCCGAAGCCGAGAAACAGGAGATCCGCGCAATGATCCGCTACCTGGCACGACGCCGCCATGAGGGCGGTGATTGACATAGAGATCGTTAGCTGGCGGGAGGTGCCAGTCACACTCGGGCCCGATGGGCTCTACCACGCCAAGGTCACTGTCGGACACAAAGCCAATGGCACGCTCGACCGCCGACACCGCTCCGGCAAGACAGAAGTCGCCGTACGCAGCAAGCTGCGAAAGCTCCTCAAGGAGGTCGACGCGGGCCGCAAGCCACGCGTCGGTCGAGTTCCCACAGTCGAGGACTGGTTTACGACCTGGCTCACGGACATCGCCCCCTACGGGGCGAAGGCGCTGGCGCGGCGAAGTCTGGACGACTACTGGTCACGGTGCCAAAATTGGGTCTTTCCACACCTCGGCGGGATACTGGTCGACGCCCTGGAGACCGAAGATCTTGACCGCCTTTACAAGGCGATGTACTCCAAGAAGCCGCCCTGCTCAGAAGGCCACGTTCTGAAAACCCACGCAGTGATTCGGCGGGGCCTTGAGATCGCGCTACGGCGTGGGCGGGTTACCCGAAACGTGGCGAAGTTGATGGACCCACCTGGAGCGCCTAGGTCGGCTCGGGAATCCCTGTCACGCGGGGACGCGCGAGCTGTACTTGACGTGGCCCGACACCGCCGCAACGGCGCCCGCTGGTTTCTCGGACTGGCGATAGGCCCCAGGCAGGGCGAAGCCCTCGGTCTGCGCTGGCCCGACTTGGACCTGAACAACGAAGTCGTCACGATCCAATGGCAGCTACAGCGCCTAACCTGGCGACACGGCTGTGACGACGCGCACGCTTGCGGCGCCCGACCGCGTGCGAAGAACCCACGGGGCCTACACCGATTCGAGCCATGCCCTGTCGGATGCAAGCGCCACAGGGGTAAGCGCGGCTGCCCACCGCCTTGCCCACGTGATTGCGAGGACCACGCCTCAACATGCCCCCTACGTCAGGACGGCGGGCTCGTCATTACCCGCCCGAAAGGCTGGCGGCGTCGTCCGCACCCTCGCGTCGTCGCGCTACCGCCGGGGGTGGCTCAGCTCTTGCGCGAACACCAACAGTCGCAAAGAGCGGAAATGCGGGAAGCCGGTACGTGGTGGAAAGCAAATGACCTCGTCTTCTGCCGTCCCGATGGTCAGCCAATCGACCCACGCCTGGACTGGGCGGAGTGGAAGGTCGTCCTTCAGGAGGCCGGCGTCTCGGATGCCCGGGTGCACGCGATGCGGCACTCGGCAGCAACCGCCCTGCTCGACCTCGGCGTCGACATCTCCATCATCCAGGAAGTCCTGGGGCACGCGGATATCCGCACTACCCGCGGCTACCAAGATGTCGGAGTCGAGCTGACGCGGCGAGCCGCAACCGCCATGGAGGCGGGAATCTTCGGACCATCCGAACAACCTCGCCCAGCCACCGGGAGTTTGGCGACTGTCACCGATCTTGTCACCGCACGGCGCCGACGGCGATCTTCCTAATCGCCATCGGTCGAGCCCGGACATGACGAAGGGCCTGGTCAGCGGTGTGACCAGGCCCTTCGTCGTGCCGAGCCGCCTGACGGAATCGAACCGTCGACCTACGCATTACGAGTGCGTCGCTCTAGCCGACTGA